GACGTCGCGTGCGCGTCGAGGTCGAGCGCATCCCGGCGACCGACCAGACCCGCATCGTCTACACGATGCGCATGGGCTTCGGCCGCTTCACCCCGACGGGTGCGGCCTCCGGCATCGAGTGCGCGGCGGTTATCTACAACATCGCCCTCTAGCACACTGACCGGGCTCGGGGGGCGACCCCCGGGCCCTCGCCCGTAGGAGGGTTGCTGTGGTCATTACACGAGATATGAGCAAGGGTCAGCTCGTCGCCCTCGCGTTCGGACAGGATGCGGTCGCCGCGTCGCAGACCCACGTCCAGCTCCCGGTCGCGATGGCCGAGGCGTCGATGGTCGTCACCGGCTACGTCGCGCCGTGGGCCGGTCGCGTGGTCGCCGTCGCCGCGTCGCTGTCGGCTGCCGCGACGGCGGGAACGCTCACCGTCGGCGCGACGTTCGGCGGGACCGAAGACGCGGACACGACGATGACGATCGCGACCGAGACCGAGAAGTCGATCCGGGTCCTCCGCACCGCTGCCGAGTTCGCGGCGGGTGCGGTGATCGGCTGCGAGATCACGTCGAGCGCGTCCTGGGACGGCACGACCGCCGACCTCGCCGCGCAGATCTACGTCGTCTACGACGTGGAAGGCATCTAATGCAGATCACCGGCGGCGCGTCTCGTGGGCAGATGGTGACGCTACTCTTCTCTGCGAAGAACCTTTCGCACGGGGTAGCCGATCAGCAGATGCACACGACCGTTACGGACGCGGAAATCTTCGGATATACCGCGCCGTGGCGGGGGCGCGTCGTCGCGATCGTCTACGACCTTCACGGCGCGATCTCGACGGGGTCGATGACGATCGGCGTGACGTTCGAGGGGGCCGAGGACACCGACACGACGATCACGGTCCCGGCGGGATCGACGCGGTCCTACTATCGCGTGCCGCGGTGGCGGACGAAGTTCGAGCCGGGGACGCTGATCGGGGCGGAGTACACGACGACGGGCAACTTCTCCGGCAATAGCACGGACATCCTCGTCACGGTGTACGTCGTCTACGACATCGGAGAGATCTAATGCAGTACCGCGTGAACCACCGATACAAGTCGCCGGGCATCTCCCTCGAAGCGGGCACCGTTGTCGATCTCGACGAGGAGACGGCGGCGTTCCTCGAGCGCGACTCGCCCGGGGTCCTCTCGCCGGTGGTCGCTGCGCGGGACGTTGCCGAGCCGATGCAGACGCGACAGGTGACGGCTCCGACCGCTCGCCGGTCGCGGACGACCACGGGAGGCTAGCCGGTGGCGGACTACGCGACGCTCGCCCAGGTGAAGGCCCGGCTCTCGCGGACGGACGATCGCGACGACGCGACGATCACCGCGCTGATCACCGCTGCCTCTCGCATGGTCGAAGAGATGACGAACCGGAGGTTTGACCAGACGACGGAGACGCGCTACTTCACGCCGTCCGGGACGTACTGGACATGGATCGACGACCTCGTCTCGGTGACGAGTGTCGCGACCGACATCGACGGCAACCGCACCTATACCGAGGTGTGGACGGCGAACGACTACGAGCTCGAGCCGGTGAACGCCGCCGGGCGGAGCTGGCCATACACGACGCTCGCGATCACTCCGCAGGGGACGCGCTCGTTCCCGGTGCTTCGGCGCGGGGTCCGCATCGCGGGGGTCTGGGGCTGGCCCGCTGTCCCGCAGCCGGTGACCGAGGCGACGATCCTCATGGTCATCCGGCTGTTCAAGCGCACCGACGCGCCGTTCGGGATCGTTGGCTCGACAGACCTCGGCAACGTCGCGACGCTCCCGCGCGTCGATCCCGACATCGCCGCGATGCTTGCGCCCTACCGGCGCATGATCCTGGAGCCGATCTAGTGGCGGGGGAGTTCGAGGTCCGGATCGAGATCGAGGGACTCGACAAGCTCAAGAGCAAGCTGAAGAGCAAGACCGCCGCCGGTCCGGCTCGACGGTTCCTTACCCGGTCCGGGAACGAGATTATCGCGAAGGCGAAGCCGCTCACGCCGGTCAACACCGGGACGCTCCGCCGGAGCATCGACAAAGAGGTCGCCGGAGACACCCCGATCCCGACTTTCGTCAAAGTCGGCACGAACGTCGAGTATGCGCCGTTCGTCGAGTTCGGTCGCGACCCAGGAGAGCGTCCTCCATACGATGCGATTTCATGGTGGTATCGTCGGAAGAGGGGCCTCGCGCCAGACGCTAACATTTTCGCGGCGGTGACGGCGATTCAGGACAAGATCGAGCGCGTCGGCATCAAGGAAAAGCCATTCCTCCGCGACGGATTCGAGCAGGCGGTCCCGATGATCCAGCGGCACGTCTACACGTTCGCGGACGAGCTCGAGGAGGCCTACAAGCGTGGCAGTTCCTGACATCATCCGCGAGGTCGTCGCGACGGTCCGCTCCCTCCCGCTCCTCGGCACCGCCTACGACGCGCCGGTCGATCAGGTCTACGGACCGTGGCCCGCGATCGTCGCCTACCCCGAAGGCGGCACCGTCCGCCTCGCGACCACGCACACGGCGCACGCTCGCCCGGGGACGTGGGGCGTTCACACGATCAGCATCCGCATCCACTGGCCCCGCAAGGACCTCGAGTTCGACACCGAGCGCATCCTCGGGTTCGCCGACGCGATCCCGGCGGCCCTCATGGCGAGCTTTATCCGCGACCGCTTCGGCGGGACGGTCGTCGCCCTGGGCGATGCGCGATCGCCCGGAGCGTCGGGGGCGATCCGTTACGAGTTCGGCGACGGGAACTACGGCGGCGTCGATACGCTCGCGTTCGGGTTCTCGTTCGACGTTACCACCGAGTACGCGGTGGAGGAGGCGATACCATGATCGAGCCCACGACCTACGACTGGCGGGGCGTGCTCCGCTACAGCTGTCCGCTCTGCGCGTTCGACACCGGCGATCAGGAGACGGCGCGCGACCACGTCTTGTGGCGGCACCGTCTCGAGACGAAGCCCGCGCCGGTCGTCGCCGACCCCGCGCCGGCGAAGGCGAAGCGCAAGCCGGAGCCCGAGCCCGTCGTCGAGGAACCGTCCTTCGGTGAGCGCATCGCCGCGCTCGAGACAGGAGAGTAAGACATGCCGCGCGTCACCCTCACCCGCACGAACAGCCCGGGACCGAACCCGTCCGCCGGGGTCGCTGTCACGATGACGGCGGCGGACACGACCAACTTCGAGCAGTTCGCGCTGACCGGTCGCGAGGTCCTCATCGTCCACAACACCGGGGCGAGCTCCTACACCTACACGATCACGTCGGTCGCCGACCCCTACGGGCGGACCGGCGACATCACGACCCAGTCGATCGCCGCCGGGGCGATCCACACCCTCGGCCCCTTCGGGCTCGCCGGGTGGCAGCAGACCGACGGACGGCTTTATCTGCAAGCGTCGAACACCGCGGTGAAGTTCGGGGTGATTGCACTCCCGTAGTAGACTAGAGGAGCGGGGCGTCCCGCTCGGGAGGAAAACGACATGCCCAGTGGTGCTCTTTCGTCCTTCGGGACGCTGCTCAAGATCGGCAACGGCGGCTCGCCGACCGAGACGTTCACGACGATCGCCGAGGTCCGGGACATCTCCGGCTTCGCGTTCGCCCTCGCGACCGAGGACGTGACGAATCACGACTCCGCCGGGTGGCGCGAGCACATCCCGACGATCATCGAGGCGGGCGAGGTCACGTTCGACATCAACTTCAAGGGCGACGCGACCCAGGGGTTCGGCTCCGGATCGCTCTACGACGACATGGTCGACAAGACGAAGCGCAACTTCCAGCTCGTGCTCCCGACCGGCGTCGGCTCGGCGAACGACACCGCAGCGTTCGCCGCCTACGTCACCGGGTTCGAGCTCTCGGCTCCGGTCGAAGGCGTGCTGTCCGCTGCGCTCACGCTGCAGGTAACCGGCGCGGTGACCTGGGCCTAGTCTACGTTCGCCGGTCGGTGACCAGCGAGAGGAGTAACCCGTGACGCTACTCACGCGCGAGGCTATTTTCGCGACCCGCCGCTCGAAGACGAAGGCCGTCGCCGTCCCGGAGTGGGGCGGCGACGTGCTGGTCCGACCGCTGACGGCGGGCGAGGTGCAGGGGATGTCGGAAGTTTTCGCTTCCGGCGACCGTGACCTTTCACAGAACATCGAGGCCGCGTTCCGCCTGGTGGCAGCGGCGACGGTGACCGAAGACGGTGCCGCGCTGTTCGCGGGGCCGGACGATCTCCGGGGGCTCGAGGTCGGACCGATCGTCCGGCTGGCGACGGCGGTCGCCGAGGTGAGCGGCATCACCGGGGGCGACGACGCGGGAAAATAAGGGACCGGCCCGACCGCCGGTTTCAGTTCCGCCTCGCTCTCGCCCTCGGGATGCCGGTAGAGGAGATGCTCGACCGGATGACGTGGCGAGAGTACCTCGAGTGGGGCGAGTACTACGGTCTCGAGCCGTGGGGTGAGGAGCGCGGTGATCTGCGCTCCGGCATCGTCGCGTCGGTGATCGCGAACGTGAACCGCGACGCGAAGAAGCAGCCGCAGGCGTTCGAGCCGGCAGACTTCATGCCGTATTAC